ACTTGTTGTGTCTGCAACTACCTGAATTTTCGCTGTGTTTCCAACTGCATTGGTGATGATGTATGCTTGCCCTGCTATTAATGTGCCAGCAGCTATTAATGCAAGCAAATCAGCCCGTGTGATAGGTATCGCACCAACGCCATAATAATATACATCAAGCGTTGTTAAATTCGTTACAATATACTGATGCTTGGTTGCATCAATTATTTTATGATAAAAATCCCCACCTTGATAATAAATTTCAGCAGGAGTATCTTGATTGTACAAAAAATTATAGGTCGGTGATGCAGAAAAATTTTGCCCTGCAATACCGTTTTCCGAGCGAATTGTTACATTTTCTAAGTCATTTCCAAAAGTAAATCCACCTGCACCCTGCTCAAAAATGTTGTTAATGCAATTATTTCCAAGTGTGTTGGCTCCTGCATCTTGATAAAATGTATTTCTTAGACAATCCGTTCCAAGTGTGTTGCCTACTGCAGATTGATGAAAAATGTTGTTATCGCACGAACTACCAAGCGTTGCTGTAACGCCATCAAAAAACACATTATCATTTGCATCTCTCGTGTATGGTGATGTAATAATAGGGTTGGCAGGGTCGGTGTTATCAACGATATTTCCCGTTACGCCTGCAACACCTGAACCGCCTGATGCCGCTGTGAACACATCTGTGCCTACATTGTATGTACCAATAGCACCTGTGTTTACATCGGTTGCATAAGCGTATAATGTGTTTGCTGATGATGCCTGAACAAGTACAACCCTCGTATTCCCAACTGCATTTGTGATAAGATAAAATGCCTTTAAAACTAAGGCAGAACCCGATATTGCAGTTTGCAGATTTGCCCGTGTGATTGAAAAATTCTTGCTGTAATTGCCTGTCAGTACATCATCATCATAGTTGATGCCATTCGCATTCAACAAATCCAATACCGTGCGCACATCCAACGGAGTAATGTCCTGCGTAATGTTGTCATTGATGCGGAGGTTAATCTCTGTGGTTATCTGCGACCTTGTTGACATATCCTATTTTTTAAGCAAATCCTGATGAGAATGCACTCTGTTTAAATGCAAATGGTGGAATGGCAATACTACCGCCACCGCCACCGGGGAAACCCAATAATCCTGATGATATTTTTTTGAGTTTTGCATACTGAATCAAGTCCTCGATTTTGCTTTCGTCAAAGTTAAAGATTTTTCCGTTTGCTGACATATCCCCGAATGCATTTTCTCCGCTATCAACCATGAGCATCAAAAGGTCATCCATGCGCCCATAGGTTTGAATCAGTATATCAAATATGTTCTGCATTGCTTGCCCTTGCTTTGTTTTTAAGGTGCTATCAATGACTGATGATGCTGTGATAGTGCGTGGTGGTAGCTTGTATAGATTTCCATCGTAATTAATCAACTCACCGCCCTGCAATACATAGGTGTATGAATCAATAAAAGTGTTATCAATAAGAAGCTGCGGCAACCTTTCCAAATTGCCATACACAACGATGCACACATCATTGATGCTTTGTCCTTTTATGACCCTATACTCGCTCACCTGTTACGCTGAATTGTAGTGAATTGCTTGATAAATCTTGCTGTGTGATGATAGATATGTTTTGAAAGCCATCGTTTATCAACTGCTCATAGATGATGCGCTCAATCGTTTGTTTTTGGTTCAATGGTGCGCTCTGATATTGCCCGATGGCAACACCTGCCAATGGATATTCACGCCATGTGCCGGGGCTTGCAAGCATCAAATCATCAATATGCTGAATGGTGCTATCACCCACAGCATAATCACCATCAACGATTAGTTCATCATTGTCCTCTGCTATTAAAAAGTCAGTCGTTGCCATGTTTTACTTTCGTGTTTTGCAAAGTTATTGAATTGATTGGTTGCAATGCAGTTATGGATGCGTTGAATGCGTTAAGTCCTAAGCTGCCATCAATACCTGCTTGCGCTGTGTACGCTGCAATACATGCTGCTTTAATTGCATTTAAACCTGCATTAACCTGCGAGGCAATCTCATCTGCAATAGGTATTCCACCATGCGTATCTACATTGAATTTTATTGATTCCGCATACAGGATATATTTTGCAAGGTCGGATGTTAGGATGATGAACGGCTGAAACTTTTCTGTTCTGCCAACAATTACAGCACTTCCAACCTCTGGAATTAATATCTGCCCATCGTTTGCTTCGGCTGATAAACTAACATTCGGTATCTCTGCTTCGCTCTTATCATTCAATGGTTGCACAACGCATGTGCGCTCATATTCATCCACAGAAATAACCTCACCAATGACTATCCAAAAGCTATCCAACGCCATCGGATTGCTGATTTTTCTTATCAATTCAATCACAGGTCTTGCATTGTTTCCGCTTTGCTTCATATTCCTGAATCTATCGTGTCCTTGCTTAATGTATCCACTCTCATATCAATTTCAATGGTCTGCCGAAAGCCATTCATGCCGAAATTGATGGTATTCTTTTTTGCCTTGTATGTGCCATTCCTGTCGGGCAAAATCGTATCTCTTAGTATGATGTTATCTCCGTGCCGAACAAAGGGCAAGCCAAAGGTTGTAAACTCACCCTTGAATCCTTGATAGATTAATTTATAGGCATTTTTCTTGACCAAGTATTTTAGTTCATCTAATGTGGTTGCAGGTAGGTTCAAACTGCGCTGCTCACCTTGCCAACCTTCGGGCTTTGAATCGTACACCACAACATCACCAAACTGCCAAACTGCAAAACAAGACAATCTCTTTGTTTTTACTTTTGCTCTGCCATCCTTGCGTGTTCCTGTGTTAACAGCGACCTGTTCATAACTCTGCGCCTGAATCCCAAGCACTACATCATCCGTGCGGACATATTCAAGATTATCGCTTATGATGTTATCCTGAAAACGGAAAACATGCTCTTTCACATTATCAGTATAATACCTGAATGCACCTGTGTACAGCGTATCTCCTTTGAAGAATGTTTCAAATTTGTAGTTTCGCTGAATCATTTCCAGCACCTGTGCAATGGTTTGATTCTGTGATTGAATAGGTGGGTTTATTTTTGTGGATAATTTTTCACCGCTTATCGTGGTGTTTAGTTTTAATCCTGTTGGCTTTAGTAATTCCTCCACCACTTCCTGAATGGTTTTGCCTGTCCAAACTTTGTTGGGCGCAAGCGTTTGAGATAGCTTCCACATGTTGTCCATGCACTTAATGGTGATGGGCTTTTTGCTTTTCACCTCTGAAATATATCCTGAAAAAACCAAGTTCATCTCGGTTACTCGCTTGTTCACGCCCTGCGTTACATCGAAGTAATTATACCCGAGCGAAATCTCAATCTTATCACCTCGCATGATGATGGGTGCTGTGTCCTGCTTGCCTCCGATATTCTTTCCAAGCCATGAATACTGCTTGCCATTCTTGTCAAGTACATAACACTTCTGCGGCATTACTATTTCCGCTGTGTCTGCGAGGTTTTCCCATGTCGAAACGACCTCAACACTATTCACGAAATCAAAAGTGAATGTATCGCTTCTATTAGGGTAAATTTTATTTCCCTGCTGCGTAATTTTTATGAATGATTTTAGGTTAAGCATTCAGCTTGATGGTGAAGGGTGAATCGCTTTTTGCGTTGAAAGAAAATCTCTGCATGCCATACATACCCTCCTCTTGCCCCAAATCAAAATCAGTTATCACTATCTGAAAGATGCCGAATATCTCGGTCAAGTACCATGAGTTAATTGTGATTTCCTGATTACAATTTGCAACCGCAAGCAAGTTCTCAACCACATTTAATGTATCTCCGCTCTGTGTTCCGTTTGTCTTGTTCGGATATCTTCCATTTGCTCCTGCAATTACTCCTTTGCAGGTTATGTCAAAATCACCATTTCCGATGTATTCCTTCACCGTTCCATCTCTGCCCTGTATTGGTGTGTAGATGATGTTTTTGATTTGTCTTATCTCAAATAAAACGCAATCAAAATCTAAGTTGGCAAACTTCACCCTTTGCCCGGATGATGTCGTGTACTCGTCGGCAGCAATGGAAAGATTGCTCATCACAGGTGTGCCCAAGAAGGATTTTCTTTCGACCTTGTTATCCTTGCCCTTGTCAGGTGGCATGAATGCTGAACGGATGCCAGCGGTGATTTGCTGAATACCGAATGCCTCTCCTATCTGATAAATTCTTTCAGGTATCTGATTATTCCTGTCAGGGATGAAAATTCCATTAACTGCCATGTCTGTTTTTTTTAGTGTACACCTGCCATGCGCTGTGAATCATTCAATGCACCTGTGAGCATTTCGAGAACCTTGTTTGCAATTTGATTTTCACTTTGCTTTACGCCGCTTTCAATGTATATGTTTTCACTCGCTTGCATCTTGTTTACGCTGATGTTTATTTGCGTGTATTTCGGGGCTTCGGCTTTCGTCGCTCCTGCACCTGATAAAGCTGTTGATTCAACCATGCCCGTTTCAGGTTTTTGCACCTTGCCTTTTTCGCTAAATAATCTTATCTGCCCCTCAACATCTCCCAATGCGCCTTTAATTGTTGCCCTTCTTCTTAAGTAATCCTTTTCGCTTATCTCGCCTTTTTTTAGGTCATTGTATGCCTTGACCTGATACCTTAATAATGTGGCTTTGCTTTCGTATGCTTTGGCAATGTTTTCAGTTGCTGTGTTTGATAACGCATACATTTTTCTTTCAAAATCTTCTGCCTGAATTAATTTGTAATATCCAGCATGATAGCCTGACAATAATCCAACCGTTTCATGCAATGCTTTTTCAAAGAAATTAAACTGCTGCGCTCCGTTTTTTGCAAAGTTTTCATACATGCGGTTTGCTTCCGCAAAGTATCTTGATAATGCAGATACTGACTGCTCAAGCAAATTTGTTATCCCTGCAATGATGCCTGTTTGACCTTTTCCGATGTTTACTTTCAACTGCTCAAATGAATCTCCAAGCATTGAAATTCTTCCACCAACGGTCTTGCTCTGCTCATCCATCATATTGAAGAACATGCCGCCCTCTGCTGTCATGCTTTGGAATGCTTTCTCTATATCCGCAAATCCTACCTTGCCCTGCTCGACAAGTTTTGTGACATTCTGTGTAGTGGTATTGTATTGCTTTGCAAGTTCAGACACAACGGGAATACCTCGCTGTGTAAACTGCATGATGTCCCTTGTGTATGCTCTGCC